CTCTCAACCCCTTGATTTACCTACATTTCTAAGTAACTTTTTATCCATTTTAGAAAGTTACAAATTCACTAAGCTACCCCTATAAGGGTCAGAAAATTTCGGTGCTGTAACCTATTGATTTATAAGGTTTAAAAAGTGACTTTTTGATGGTTTTTATATAGGTGACCTATCATACATCATGAGTGCAAATTCTCTTAAATAAAAGTATGCTTTTTCTACCGAAACGTCCCGCAGAATTTCTTTATACTCACTGTTGAAGTTTTTGAAAATTGTTGAAGGTTTCATGTTGTTCCTAAATCCTTCAAACACAACATCAAGAAATTCTTCTGTTTTGATATATTCACGAACTCCTTCAAATTCTTCATCGCTATATAAATCTCGAATGTCCATAAAATTTTGAGTATGTGCTATGACATACTCAATTAATGAAAATCTAAAATTCATTTCTTTAAAGGGACATAGAATCAATTTCCTATCTTCTATAGGTATTTCTTCAATACTATCAATTTGAAATTCTTCAAACTCATAATCTCCAGAAAGTGTTTTGTGTGCTAATAGGTAATATACCATGTTATTAATTCCTTTTAAATAATCGTTCAATTTCATTCCATTCTTCAAGAGAATATGCAGCTTCGTTTCGTGTAGTTGCTGCATCAAATGCTACAATATCTTCTTTCATTTCAATAGTTTCTTTAAGAGCTTTGATATAATCCCAAACAGAATTAACTTTTTTATAACACATAACATTTTCTGTGCTTATAGATGTTATATGTTTTCTGATTGCTCCTAATGTTTTTATAGGAATTATGATGTCATTTTGCTTGCAGAGTTTTTCAAATAGGACAGGACTAATATATTTCCCTGATAAGAAATCTACTTGTGCTTCTTCAAGTTCTTTTGCTTGTGCTTGCTTGAATTGTTCTTCTTTGATAGCATCTTGACGAACTTTTTCTTCATTTTCTTTTAATTTTTCAAGAACTTGTATTTCCTTTTCTTGATTTACTTTATCTATGTTTTGTATATTATAAATCCATTTAGAAATATATTCTTCAATTTGTTGTTTATCTAATCTTTCAAGACTTTCTGTCAAATCTTCATTACTAATTGCTGTTCTGACAAATCCATAATAATCCTCAAAAATATTAATAAAATAAGAATTATATGTGCAACGTGTGTATGTGATTTTTTCCAACTTACTTGAATAGAAAACATTTTTATTTTTGAAACATACTATAGTCATATCATTGATAGTTATAGTTTCAAACTTTAACGAACATTCTTCAATTATAAGTTTTTTCGGCCAGTCAAAAATTAATTTCATAATAAAGTATCCTTTTTTAAAAATATTATAGTGATGATAATTACAACGCTATAGTAATTAATATAACATACTATTAATAATATGTAAAGCACTATTTTATAGAAAATATTTTCATTTTCGTGCATTTTGTGCTTTACAAGTAAGTTTAAAGTGTTATATTAGTTTTATGAGGCGGTGATAAACATCACCTTTATAAATAAGTTAACAGTTAAATAAAAAGGAAATTAAAATGAAAACATATAAAGAATTAAACGAAGTAACTAATTTGAATAGATCTGTTGAAGATATTCAAAGCAAAATAGAAACTATATTTAAAAAATTAGGAGGAAAATTTACTAAACAGAATGATGATAGAATACACGGATATATAAAATTTGATATTAATAAAACTCCACGAATAGAACTTATTATTAGAAAAGAAATGGAGCATGAAATTGAATTGAAATTTTCTTCAGGGGAATTTAAAAGTATTAAAGAAATACAAGAATTTGATAATAATTATAAAATAATTTTTAAAGCATATTCTGAATTATTACCTCTAATTGACACTTATAACAAAATCAACAAATAGTAAAATTAGGGAGTGACTTCAAAAATCACTCCCTATAGAACTTAGATATTCGCTAGAATATCATCAATATCAATTTCTTCATCGCTATCAGAACTAGAAATAGATTCAAGAATACTTTTCGTTTCTTTAACTTTTTCTTGCTTTGTAGCTTTAGGAGTTTCTACTGCATCTTCAATCACTTTTGCTTTATCAGATGTCTTTGATTTCCCCATAACTTTATCAAGTCGATCTTTTAACTTTTCATAAGCTGGTATTTTATCTTCAGAAATAAACTCATCTAGTGCATGTGAACTCTGCAAAATAGAATTCAGTTTATCATCATCAAACTTAGAAAAACAATTTGATGTTTCGAAACTAGAATCGTCATAGTCAATCCACCCACCATTATTCTTTTTAGAACGCAGCGTGAAATCACGACCATCTTCTAAATCAAATACATCAACAATTTCTCCATCGCCATATTCATCTTTAGCCATAGAAATGATTTTATCATGGATTTTTTGACCATACTGGAATAAAAATACTTTCCCGTCATTTTCAGGGGATTTTGGGTCCTTCACAACATAGATATTTGAAATGTATTTTTTCTTTCTACGAACACTACTTGCCAACTTTTTGGAATCTTCTGTTCCTTCTTCATAGTATTGACCTGCTAATTGACAAACGGGACACTTATCCCATTCATTATGATAGTGTGTAGTTGGACAAGTATCAATCATCCATTTTCCAGTTTCTTCATTTTTAAAAGAATGTGAAAAAACTGTTGCAGAATCTTTTGCTTCTGCAGAAGGAATAAAACGAATAATAGCTTTACCAATTCCTGTCTTTTCGTCCCTTGATAAGTTCCAAAATCTATCATCTTTAGTTCCGTATGCTTCTTTACCAGTATCTTGGGCTTTCTTTTGAAGTTCTTCCAAACGCTTGTTTTTATTTTTTCTTAAATTATCTAAACTAACCATTTATATTTCCTATATATTTTCTAAAATTGACTATATACTTTTTAGGAGAAAATATAATATACAACGCAGAGCGTGAAAACGAAAATTAAAAAGTAAGTTATTTATAACATTTTTTGAAGTGAAAGTAAAGCACTATTTTATAGAAAATATTTTCATTTTCGTGCATTTTGTGCTTTACAAGTAAGTTTAAAAGTGTTATATTAGTTTTATGAGGCGGTGATAATCACCTTTATAAATTAAACAACCCTTAAAATAAGGAATTATATTATGACTATTCAATTTGAACAAAGAAAAATTATTGCCCAAGCTATTCGTGAAAACATTAATGAGAAAAATCTTCCTGCTCTCATGAAAGAAAAATATAACATTTCTATTGCAACTGTTTATAGCATTGCAAGAGAATTCGGCATCACAAAAGTTAAACGTTCTATTGTTACAAATAGAAACACAATGCAAACTAAAAATACAAAAGATATTATTGAAAAGTTTTTAAATGAAATTTCTATGTTTGAAAAAACTCCAGCAGGAACTCTAATGATTAAAGGCAAAAACGGAAAGTTCACTAGTTTGAAAAAAGTTATTGAAACATTGGAAGCAGCTTAAGCTGCTTCCAATCAATATTAAAGTGCTAATGCTTTTGTAGACCAACTATCACTAAGAGCAAACCAAACACCGTTAGCTTGTCTGAACCTTACAATTCTTTCTTCACCTGCAACAAATGTTACGTTTGCAAGACCACCAGAAGTTAATGTTGTGCTTCCTGTCCCAGAGAATAATGCTTGACCAATAGCATTTGCAAAATTTCTTCTGTAATTTACGTTAAATCTCATTGTTCTACTAATTGTATCATTATTAACAATTCTTATAGTAATTTCTGAAGGGTTTAGACTAGATGGATTACTAACAGTTACGTTTCCAGTAGAACCTGCTAACCTAACTATAAAATCAGAATCATTCGTATTATTTATCGTTATAGAAGGCGAAGCCCCTGTTGTGTTTATAATAACTGGCGTTTTTTGTAGAACTCCAAACGCTGCTGTCACAAGAACAGCTTTTGATGGGATAATAAACCTTGTCCCATTATTAGCTTCTGTAAAATCATTCCCTAAAATTGTAATTTGATCGTATAATGTTGCACTAACAATTATATTCCCTGTCCCAGAAGCTGGTGCTGTTGCAAATACGATATTAGGACTAGAGTATGTGTATGTATTTTCATCTTGAAGAACACCTCCAATAGTTACAGAAAGTTGCGCTGCGGTAATTCCTGTATATGCTAGTGCGAAAGAAGTTGTAGTCCCGTCACCATTTAATGTCGTAGAAACTGGGACTATATTTAATGGTCTACGATAAAGTCCTGTTACAGAATTGTTTAATATATTTAATCCTTTAGCATAAGCATTATTCGTATTAAATATTGTTATAAAGTCATTTGATCCTGTTGCTCCATTAATTTTTAAAACATCACCAGAAACAGTTATATTTTTGCAATTTCTAAAAGAATATACATTCCCAGAAGTTGTAGTTAATCCTATTTCACCAGAAGAAGAATATGAAGAAAATCGTTCAACACTATATACGTCTGCAATACCTCTGACATTATCATAACTATTACTAGACATAGAAAAATCAGAAACTACAGCCCCAGAAGTAGTAGCAACACACATTCTTGAAGTTGAAGCATTTATATTTTTAAAATTATTATCATTAACAGATATTTTACCACAAGTTCCGTCTAATAGAATAGCATGTCCGTTTGAACCTGTATTCCCAGAAACTCCTTCAAATAAATTACCATTTATAATTAAGTTACTCATATTTTTTGCGTTTATATGATTGTCCCTTGCATTTATAAGATTATTTCCTATAACAATAGCTTTACTAATAGAGTTATAATCATTACTAAAAGTTATAGAAGTATTACATCCAACAACAGTATTTCCAATAATTGTGTGATTATTGTGTCCAGCTGTGTCCGCAATAAAGTTTTCTACTCTAATACCAATACTTCCGTATTCCAACTTATTGTTTATGATGACATTTCGTTTTCCTCTAGCAACAAGACCACCCAATCTATCACCTCCAGCAGTTGACCAGTTATCGGTAAAGGTCCAATCAAAACAATCTTCATGTGCATCTAAATCACTTGTCCCTATTCCACAACGAACTGTTCTATTATTTTTAATTGTGCATTTATTAGAAGCGAGAGTTCCTCCTCCTGCAATAGAGTGTCTGCAATTTTCAATATAATTTCCTTCTGCAATACATGCTTCTGATGCTGTCCCAAAGGTTATCCCATACCCAGTAGTCAACACAGCGGGGGATGTGCTGTTTCTTAAATTACAATTTGTAACATTTGCACGATGATTCCATGCTGCAAAATTGACTGCGGACTGCTCTGCACCATCAACCGTTATACCTTCAACTAATGCTCCTATAGTATTGTTTAAAATTATTCCATTGTGGATTGACCCAACTCCTCCTAATAAGAAAGTTGCGTTCCCTACCACGGACATTCCTTTATACATTAATAATTTTCTAATAATTCCTGTTTGTGTGTGGTCTATGTTATAAGGGCTATCTCTATCTATTGCTAAAACAGTCCCTGATACAATTCCTGTAATTCTTGCAACAAATCCTCTTAATTTAGTATTCGTAGAAACCCCATCACTGTAGAATTGATTAGAAGATATTACAATATAATCATCTACCGCAAATGAAGAAGTGCTTGAAACAGTTACTTGAAACCCACCTTCTGATAGTGATGCTGTCATAGAAACAGAAGAACCAATATTAGCGGGGAGTATTAAAGCACTTCTTTGATTTAATGACACACCGACGGGAATGGTTCTTCCATCAATTACCACATTATTATCAAATTCTATATTAACAGTTTGAGAAAGAGTTATATTATCTGTAATTTTATAAATCCCATTCGCAACTCTTGCCGTGATATTATTTGCACCACAATAGTTTAAATAATTACTTAAGGGAGTCGTATCATTAACAATCCCGTCACCCTTTACACCGAATTCTCTAATGTTTATAAATGGCTTTGAGTATATTTGTTTGCTTAGTATTTCAATCATTTTTAAACCCGTTTAGATTTCACTTATTCTTGATAATTTTGCTGTGATAGATGTCGCAGTATTGGAATTTGTTTGGACATATCTCATTTCAAAATCTTGAGAACAATATAGCGTTAATTTATTTACGTCATATATTTCGCTATATGTAACATCCACCCATACGGAGTCACCAACTGCTCTATATTGTAATTTTGTAGTCGCTCCATTATAAAGACCTGTCGTTTCAAATACCCAAGTAGAATTTTTATATAGAGTAAAAACACCAGAAGTAGCATCTGTTGTTCTACTAGTATATAGCGTATATGAAGATACGAAATTTTCTTTACTTTTTGTATTGATAGCAACCCAAGTATTACTCCCTTGATATTGGAGATACCCAAAAGAATTTTTGCCATAACTATAAAATAAACTTTCGTCTGTCCCAGTTTCTGCTCTATTATTCACAGTAACTCCAGTAACCCCTTTAAAAGAAACATTTCCTATTCCAAAATGCTGCCATTCAATAACGTCGCCTTCTTTAAATGCAACAGATGAATTTAATGGGATAGTTATGATTACTGGTGAAGAACTGTTAATTTTTAAATAATATCCTTTATCAGCTAATATTAACGTATAATTAGCAGTTATTGGTTTAATAAAACTGTTATGTGTCCCTGTAGATTTTTTAATAACATTATTATCTTCATAAAGAATTCCAGAAACTAATGGATTCGTAGAAGGTAGATTATCAATCCTAAACCCATTAGTTGTTGCGCTTGCTATTGCAACAGCATTGGATAATATAGAAGTAACATCTGTTGTTTCGTTAACACTAATCCCTGCATTTAAATTAGCGAATGTGTTTGTAATTTGTGTATTAATATTTTGTGTATTCGTATTAATTTTTGTAAATGCCGCTCGCAAAGTATCTCCAGTATTGTCATTATCTACAGTTCCTGTATTTACATTAGTTATAGTCGCCATTTTTAACTCTTTAACATTATATTAACTGTTATTTAGTGTAAAAAATCATTCAATATTTTACTTGCAAACTTCTTAAATGAATGTTATTATCAAGCATCAATAAATATGGACAATAAATATGTTTATGAATTTTATAAATTCTTCATCTATTATTGGATTGTTATTATGTGCTGCATTTATATTCAATAATCAATTTAACTATAATAATGAATTAGATAATCAAATTTCTTTAGTAACTCATAAAAAACAAAAAAAAGAATTTGTTAAAATTATAGAACCCCCTAAACCTATAAACAAGAGTATAGAATGTTTAGCGAAAAATATATACTTTGAAGCTAGGTCAGAACCTATCTACGAACAGATAGCGGTCGGTCAAGTTACATTGAATAGAGTTAATGATGAAAGATATTCTAAAAATATTTGTGGTGTTGTTTATGAACCTTACCAGTTTTCATGGACTCTTAAAAAGAATCATTATATAGCAGAAAAAGCAGCATGGAAAAAAGCACTTGTAATCGCTAAAGATTTATACTATGGTGATATTACTAAGGATTATGTAAAGGGAGCAACACATTTTCACACCAAGAAAATTAAACCTTCATGGTCTAAAAATGGGTATGATAAAATTGCTCTTAATTCTCATATCTTTATGAAAGTAGATTAATCATAACAAAAAGGAATTTCATCATGAATATATTTTTTCTATCTCGTAATGTTTCTGAATGTGCATATCTGCATAACAACAAACATGTCGTGAAAATGATCTTGGAGACGTGTCAAATGTTAGGAACAGCTCATAGAATTCTTGACGGGGAATTAATTATGACAGAAGTTAATGGAAAACTTAAGAAACACTGGAAACTCCCTGATAATAGAGAAGATATTCTATATAAAGTTTCACATCAATCACACCCATGTAATATATGGCTTAGACAATCATCAGGAAATTATAAGTTTCTATATTCATTACTTAAAGAACTATGCACAGAATATAGGATTAGATACGGGAGAGGAATTAAAAATAATGAAGTTTTTGAAAAATCACATGTTGTTGAAAACCTCCTTCCGTATCTAAAATATACTCCAGATAATATACCTAATTTACCCTTTATAGAACCATCAAAAATATATCAAGCAATGCCGGAAAAATATAAACATGATGATTTTATAACTGCATATAGAAATTACTATGTATCAGAAAAAGAGTTAAAGTATAATTTAAAATATTATGCAGTAGAAAAAAATAAATTAGTATCAAAAACTTACGAATATAGTGTTCCTTCTATATTACAACAACACAAGTTTATAGAAAAATAATTTCAATTTTATTGCATTTTATGCTTTACAAGTAAGTTTAAAAGTGATATATTAGTTTTATGAAGCGGTGATTAAATCACTTCAAAAATAACTTTCAAAAGGAATTTACTATGTCTATTATATACTATACAGATTATTGCAGTGAAATTGGAATATTGAATATTATTAAAGAAACGAAACAGCATATCATTGCAAAATATTTAGACAATGACCCACACGAAATGAAGTTTAGAAAAAGTGATAACGAACAAGTTAATGGGATTCCAACAAGAAGAAAATATATGATTGATAAAGAACGATATGAAGATATGCTTACAAAAGATTATATTCAAACATTTAAAATATACGATAAGGAATAATTCACTATGTTAAACAATCCTGATTTCTACCCTACTCCAGAAACTCTTATAACAAAAATGTGTAGTAAGGTCAAATGGAATAATGTCCAACTTGTTTTAGAACCTTCTGCAGGTTCTGGTAATATCGTTAATTATCTTAAAGAAAAACGAATAAGTGGGTATTATAGAAAAACAGAAGTTCATGCTATAGAAAACGATCTACAATTACAGAAACTCCTTATAGGGAGTGATATAGACCTAGTAGATACTGATTTCTTAAAGTATGCTGGGGGCGATGCCTATGATTTAATCATCATGAACCCTCCATTTTCAGATGGTGATAAACATCTTCTTAAAGCAATAGAACTAATGTATAATGGTCAAATTGTTTGCTTGCTCAATGCAGAAACATTAAAGAACCCATATTCTCATACTCGTAAATCACTTGTGAAGAAATTACAAGATCTAAATGCTGATATAGAATATATACAAAATGCTTTTATTGATGCGGAAAGAAAAACCAATGTTGAGATTGCTCTTATATACATTAATATTGAAAATGATATTGAAGATGTCCTCTTCAAAAATTCCAAGCTAGATGCTAATGATGATTTGAATTTAAGCATTGAAGATTCTACGCAGATTGCGCATAGAGGCAATATTGATTTTCTTGTTTCTGAATATGAAGATTTAAGAAAACAAGGTGTTCAATTCTACTTGGATTACTATGGGAAATTTAGGAAATTACGAGAATATATTCCACTTGCAAATGATAGTGGAGGAAAAGTTAGCGATGTCCTTAATGCAAAAGTCAACAGTTTCTTAAAAAATCTTAGAAAAACCTATTGGAAAAAGGCTATAGAAATTCCAGAAATTAATAAGAATATGACTTCTGTATCTGTTAATCAATTTAATGAACAAATTAGAAAATATTCTAAGATGGATTTTACACTGGTCAACATTCATAACTTTGCTCTTAATCTTTCAGAATCTTATATGGATACTATAGGAAAATCAGTTGTTGCGCTATTTGATGACTTTACAAGAAAATATGCTTGGAATACAGAAACTGATAAAAACAGATTGCACTTTGATACATGGAAAACTAATGACGCATTTAAGATAGGAAATAAAGTCATCAACCCATATTTTAGATTTTGGGATTCTGATTGGAATCGGTGGGATGTTTCTTGGAATCTTAAAGCCAAATTAGATGATATTGACAAGGTTATTTCATACTTTGACGAAAACAGAAATGACTACATTAAAATGTCTGACGTTATAACTAGAGCTTTAGAAAAAGGAATAACGAAAAAAATTGAATCTACATACTTTATTTGCAATATCTACAAGAAAGGAACTCTACACTTAGAATTTAAAAATAATGATACCTTAAGGAGATTCAATATTTTTGTTTGTAAAGATAAGGGATGGTTACCTAATTACTATTCTCAAAAACCTTATGAAGAAATGTCTGATATTGACAAACAACTTGTTAAAAACTTTGATGATGACATTTCTAATTATAAAGTGTATAATCAAAACTCAATATCGGATAAAAACTTACTACAAATAGGATTCTTGCCCACATAAATAATCTGTGAATGGATTATATTACAAAAAAATTGAATAAAGATAATATCTATCAATACTGTTCGTTACATTATAGATATTCTTCGATTTTTGAAAAAGAAATGATACAAGACATCAAGAAAATTTCAAAATTGAAGAAAATGATAGGGAAATCTTCCGAAAGGGAAATCCTAAACATTCTTATAATGTCTGCTAATGTTTTTGGTGTGTTGCAGTCAATGAGGATTATTCTATTCTTTATTGGTGAAGAACTATTCTTATCACTAAAACAACAATATGTTTATCTAGAATACCTTAGCGACTTCAATATGAAGTTTATAGAAATTCATGATGGAATTCGTATATAAATAATATTATGGAAACTACAAACAATTCTGGATCTAATCAAGTATCTACTCAAGAACCCTTCAAACCTAAGAAACAGTTTATGGGACACCCAGTTATAGAAGTTGATTGTGACACATACGAAAAATGTAGGAATGGCAAAACTCCATACGAACGTTGGAAAAAATATTTTGATGATAATAAACATTCTGATGTAATTGAGTATTGTAAGAAAAACAATTCTAAATCTATTCTATTACAGAATAAAACTGGCGGTATGTCATATTTGAGGAATAAAGAATGCTAGCATTTTTAATTAAATATAAAACACTATTCTTCTATAGTGCTATTGCTCTGTTAATAATCGCTCTAAATTTTTCTTCACAATTAAAGGAAAATAAAATAAATGAGTTAGAAAAAAATTTGACAGATAAAAATATTATTATAGATAATTATAAACTAGAATTAGAAAAACAAACTCTGCTACTTGAAGAAGAAAAAGCCAATGTAAAAATTGTTAGGAAAGTTCAAAAAGAAGTTTCCAAAGAAAAGGTTGAATTGAATAAAAATTTGAAGAAATTAGAATCAAAATTCAATAATCATGATACAGAAAAATTAATATATAAAAAACCAGAACTTATCGAAAAGATTATAAATGATGCAAGCAAGAAAAAAACAGATTGTTTTAATTCTAACTTTACTGATTGTTAGTGGATGTGTCTCGAATTCGCCCAACAAGGTAGAAAAAGTATATATAGAAAAACCAGCACTAGATTTGGATATTCCTGAAACTCCTAAAATTAATGAAGTTTCTTTTACAGTATTAACTAGCAATAATAGTAATAGTAAATTTTTAGAACTTACTGATAGCGGGAAACTCCCAACTCTCATATGTGTAACACCAAAGAATTATGAGAATATTTCACTCAATACACAAGCGTTAGAAAATCATATTAAAGAACTGGAAAAAATAGTTATAGAATATAAAAAATATTACGAAACTGAAAGATAATGCTTTACAAGTAAGTTTAAAAATGCTATAGTAATTTTATGAAGCGGTGATAGTCATCACTTTACAACTAAAGGAAATTATATGAATATATTATACTTACATGGATTCGGTTCTAAATTTGACCCAACCTCTAATAAAATAGTTCAATTAAAAACCATAACAGAAAATGTTTTTGGGGTTGATATTGATTGGGCAAAACCTCCTATTGATACGATTAGTTTTATAGCACAATACATTAGAGAAAATGATATTGAGCTTATAGTAGGGACTTCTATGGGAGGTTGGGGAGCAGCAGTTCTTGGAAATATGTTAGGTATTCCATTCGTAGCTATTAACCCCGCTATAGAACCAAACATAAGTTTGTTAAAATATGTTGGTGAGAGTGTAGATTATTATGGAAATCAATATACATTAACTAAAGAAATTGTTGAAGAATATTTTCTAATGCCTTTTGGAGGTTGTGGTTTGATATTGCTGGATAATGGGGATGAAGTTATAGATCCTGCAACAACTATTAATAAATATAGTAAAGAATATTTAATAGTTATTTTTGAAGGTGGGAATCATAGGTTTTTACACATGGAAGAAGCCCTTCCCTATATCAAAAAATTCTTAAACACAACTGGGAATTACGGATTTTGTTAAACTACAAAGAATTTCTACAAGAATCATTTGTCAATGCTATTGGTGTTACTGCTTTGGATAAAAAGAAAAAATATTTAGACCAAGTATGGGATATTATACAATCCTCATATGCTCCTATAGGAGGTATTAAGGGAAGTGGATTTGAGAAAAAGGAATCTATGTTGGATTTACCTATGTGGAAAATGTCTATTAAAGATGGAAAAGTAAATGCAGTTGTTTTATATAAAGACAAGAGTGGGAGGAAATCTGTTGCTAGTGCTACAGACGGAACTGAAGAAGGTAAGAAAAAAGCTGTAGAAATGTATAAAGCAGATATTTTTCGTTCTTATGGTGAAAAATCTAAAGCTGCACTAGGTATTCTATTAAAGACTATTCCCGAAAACATCATCAAACAATTTATGATAGAACCTAAAGATGTATCTAAAATTTTAAAAGAAGATGATATAATTCCTATCAAAAATTATAAAGGTGAAATTCCCGAAGACGCTAAGTTGACCATTTCCAAATACCCATACGTTAATGATTATGGTTATTTAAGAAAACTCGGTAAGGAATATGTCTTTAAAGTTATGATAGGAACTCCTGGAAAAACTATAAAATAGTAGAACGGCAAAGTATAAATACAATTAAAGTTACATGGAAAGAATAGTATGAGAACCGTTGTTGTTGAACAAAAAGATAAAGAAACTGGAAAACTTATTAAGAAAGATACCAAAATATTTAAAGACTTTATGGCTGCTCTAAAATATGTAACTGGATTATATGACCAACAATTAAAGGGTAAATTAAGCTATACGATAGGTTCTATCGATATGTCTGAAGATACTACTGATTAGTGCGTTCTTCTAAATCAATCATCTTCAATTTAGATAGAATATCAGAAGTTGTTCCTATGTAAATATTAGGATTATTAACTGTATTGTTAGTAATGCTTTTTTCTGCAGGAGTTTTCTTGTTTTCTAATTCAACAATGCTACTGTTTAAATCAGCAACAGTTTTCAACATACTTGCAAGCACCGCATAATCTTTATGACTTTCAGACATTTCTGCTAATCTTGCTAGTGTTTCAATAGCACCAACACCAGTTTTTATAAGTTCCTTAATATTTTCTTTAGCATATTCAATTTCCATGGTATTATCGGAAACTGCAACTTCTTTTCTATCCCCCATTGATGGATTATAAATTTCTGCTATTACATTTTCACTATCATAAATATTATTCATTGACTTGATATTCTGTTATTGTTTCTATAATGTTATATATATTATCTGCGCTAATATTTGTATTATCAGAAAAAGTCGTTTCAAAATTAATATCTTGTGCATCAATTTCTAATTTAGCAAGATATTCATTAATTTCTTCATTTTCGTCCATGCTATATAAATTAACATCAACATATTCTATTAGATGACCAGTTTCGCTACCAAAGTAAAAATTACCTTGTAGAGTAAATTGTAGTTCTGCAAAGGTGTATCTTCGTTGTCCTACGAATCCTTCTACATCACTCACAAAGCTAGAAGAATTTAAAGTTAGAGGAAGTGCAGAGCTTTCTTCTGTAAGAGGATTATCCTTTATATTCAGGTGATATTCTGGATTAAAATAAGGTATGATTTGCTCTATAATTTGAAGGGTATCTGTAATGCTATTAGAAACAATATTCAATGAAAAATCAATATTATAAGGAACACTTCTGAATTGCCTTTTCGTAACATTATTAGTATTATGATATGAACTAGTAAATTTAGAAGTTGCTCTTTCCGTATCATATGAAAAGCCAGAAATATTGAATGACATTCTAGGAAGGGTCATCTTAACTTCTGCATTAGAGTCATCAATAGTATTTCTTTGATTTAATCTCTGTAACCATTGTTGTCTACTTTCAAAAGCTATGGGAACTTTCTTTAATTCTTGTCCTCTAATGATAGAAATATTCGAAAAGAGTTTCCCGAAAGAAGCAGCATATTTTCTTATAGAAGCATTATAGAAAGGGGTGTTTAACATAAATGTTATTTATTGTGTATTTTTTACTTTACAAGTAAGTTTAAAAGTGTTATATTAGTTTTATGAGGCGGTGATAATCACCTTTATAAATAAGTCACAATTAATCAAAAAAAGATTTTAAAAATGAAAACATATAAAGAATTAAACGAAGTAACTAATTTGAATAGATCTGTTGAAGATATTCAGAGCAAAATTAAAACAATATATAATAAATTAGGCGGTAAAGTTATTATTGAAGATGATGGTGAAATTCGTGCGTATGCAAAAATTGAAAAAAGCACTATTCCTACAATAGAATTAAATATTGATAAAACATATGATGGCCATAATGTTGAGATTAGTTTTTCAACTGGTAGAATTAAAGATACAACTAATATGTCAGATTTTAATAGAGCTTATGAAATTATTTCTAAAGCATATAGTGAATTATTATTATTGACTCGTTCATACGACAAAAATAATTTTACAAAATAAAAATTGGGGAGTGATTTTTGAAGTCACTCCCTATTTCTGGATTGATAGTAAAGCATTATTTTTGAAAAAATCATAGTAAGGTTTATATTTTGCATAGAACTTGTTAAAGATAATATCATCATATTTTTCTTTATATTCTTGAGTGTTGACTTTATTATATTTTTCTAAAACGATAAGAGTTTCTAGATTTACGTTCTTTTTAAATATTTCTGAAAGGATTATCGGATAACATTTTTCTGGTATTTCTAAATAATTAACATCAATATTTCTTAAATGTAATATATCGTTCTTAAAGTGATATGACATGAAACCCTGCATTTTAGAATTCCATCTATTATAGAGTTCCATTGCATCAGGACTAGCAAGTTCTATAATATTATAATTACTATAGACATAGTTACACACAAGAAAATTTTCTGTAATTTCCTTACTATCAAGTTTTTTATAGAGCATCAAAAAGAACTCAAAGTCTTTCCTTCGTTCAAAGGATTTCTTTGAGATATTCGATTTCCCCATATATTGATGATAGTTAAAATTAGGTTTTGAAAAATGTAATTTTATAGAAATATATGCTTCATATAGATCTATAGGATACCAGTCATTTTTCATAATAAAGTCAATATTTTACTATAGATTTGATTTATTACAGAACAACAGGTAATAATTAAAGTAAATTGTAAAATTTTGTTTTTTGTTATCTTATCTACATTCCACCCGAAGTAAAATCCCCATATTGAGAAAATTATAGTTATTAATAATTCCATAATATAATCCTAAAATAATTTATTTTTTTCTATAGTTTCTTTCTTTAGTAATTTATTTTTTTCTGCTTCTGACTGTATCATCGATTTAACACTATCAGGAATATAAGAAACAATATCTTCAGGTTCTACATTTTCTTCCTTACAAATATGAAGTATTGCTTCCATACAAGACATTTGTTTTTCTCTAATTAGAGAAGCAATTCTCAAACTAAATTGTGATATTTTATTAATTTCTGTATCCATAATAGTTCCTTAATGGTGATTAGAATATAATATAACATAATAGAATAAAATTTACAAGTGTTTATAATCCTAATTCTTCTAATTCAGCAAATATTTCATTTAGTTCTTCTTGAGTTACTGGTTTGCGTTTTGGAGCTTTCTTAACAGAATACCCAGCTTTTCTAATTTGTTGAAGGACACTCTTCAAATGAATTGTAATTATTGTTGTGTTATCACCTAATTGATTATAGAGTTCTATACCTTGGTCAGTTTCTGGGATAAATGTAGTAAATAATCCTTTTTCTATGTAAATTAAATCAGTCATAATATAAACTCCTAATTGTTTTTATAAAGTGATGATTATCGCCGCTTCATAAAATCATTATAGCATTATTTTATGAAGTTGTAAAGTGAAAAATATCTATATTTTAAATTATTTATAGGAATACTCTCAACCCCTTGATTTACCTACATTTCTAAGTAACTTTTTATCCATTTTAGAAAGTTAAAAATTCACTAAGCTACCCCTATAAGGGTCAGAAAATTTCGGTGCTGTAACCTATTGATTTATAAGGTTTAAAAAGTGACTTTT